TGTCACAAATTCAGTAGACTTCTGTTCATCAAACGCCAACGCCATTGCTTGCATATCATTCATCACTGGCTCTCCCATCTGTTTCTGCCATAGCTGTATCGTGGTAAGTTTAAGCTGAAAAAAGCCGAAGCTCCCACACTGCGTATCCATAACCCCTCCAATCTTCGCACACTTCCCCTTCAAAGCCCTTGGTGGGTCAAACGTCATCTTGAAATCCGACTGATTGAAATCCAACCCGTGGCTCTCCCCGTCTTTCAGTTTCTCCACCACCTCCGCCTTGAGTTTGGCAATGGCTTTAGTCAACCTGTCCTCTTTCTCGGTAGCTGTGAGCCTCTGTACGGCTTGCTGTGCAATTTTCTGGTCAGATTTAGGCAATCTACCCACTACATACCCACAAGCCACGATAACGCCAATCAGAGCGAATAGGAATTTGATAAAGAACGGCACCGCTTTTCTACGCTTTCGAAACTCACCTTGTTTATTTCTTGGTTGCATATTAGCTGTGGTCTTTAATGATAATTCTTCGATAAGGCCTAATGCTCTGCTCGACTGCATAGAGCTGGCATTCATACTCTGTGGCGAAACGTGCGACCTTTTGCGTGGTGTGGTCGGTTTCGATTTTGTATAGTGTAAACATAAAAGAACAAATGTTGTTGCGTATAAACGCATTGTGCGCGCGTGTGACTACTTCACAAACGCATTGATAAGGGTCTCGGATGGGACTAACATCGCAATGACCGCAACGCTGATAATGATGAGAGCAACGACTTCACCAAGTGTGAGGGACGGCTCTTCGTCGACGATGTAATAAGTTTCGGAGTCAAAGATTGATTTCATATAGTTATTTATTTAATGGCATAATAATATACATCGCTTTTTGTTTTGATTCAGGATTCGTTGCGGTAATTACCAGCGGTTTATTTTCTCCGTGATAAGACAAGGTAACCATACCAAATTTATTTTTCATCTTTTTCAATACCGTCAGCCCCTGGATAAGATAATCGACGTTATAACTTTCTGAAAATAAAGGTGTCCCTTGCGGTACAATTTGCCGATAGTTCGGGAACTCTTCATCACGCCGTGGTAATGTTTTAATCGTTTCCGCCGATAAAACTCCTTTGATATTCTGCACGGCTCTTGCTTCTACACAGATAGGCTTCTCCATTCCCTCTACCTCTTCAATCGTGGACATCTCCAAAAGCTGAAAATTATCCGTGGCGACCGTTTTATTCTTATCAAAAAGAACAGTCGCCAAAATAGGTTTCAATGCGTTTTTATTCGCAAGGCTTGCTACATTTAAATTATTTTGATTGTACATATAGTTATTTGTTTATATCCAGTATTTAAAAAATTCTAATAACTTCGCTTCCTCTTCTCCCGCTCCATTCTCTTCGATGTAATACTTCAGAGCCTTTTGGAATATCTTGAGTTCGGCATCCGTGAAGTTTAAAGTGTGGCGTGTTGATTTCATATTATTTGTTTAAAGCTTTTAAACCCTAGAGTTATTTAACTTTCCTAAAATAATCTTTTCTCATTTTGTTCACTCGTTCACTCGTACAATTTTGCAAAACATTTTTGAATTCTTCTTGGAACATTTTTTCTTTTTGTTGATTTGTCATATTATTTGTTTAAAGCTTTTAAACCCTCGGCGTAACACTTCTTCGCAAATTCCTGTCCGTAATCCATCAACTCCTGAACGTCTAAGTCTGCTAGCCAGTTGTCGAGAGCGGATTCAAAATCTGTTTTGCTGACGGTTGTAATTTGTGCGAATCGTTCTTCTAAAAATTCTTCAAATGTTTGGTTCATATAATTTATTTGTTTAATGCGTGATGACCTTTTAATCTTTTATCTTTTCGACCTTGCCAAAGTATCGAGTGGCATTTTATATTCGGGCATTTCTTCGGTTCAATCTTACTGGCCCATTCGTGTGAGCATTTAGTGCAAGTGTTTATTTTTATTGTCATAGTTTTTATTTATTAAATCCACCCGTTCATTCTTTGTAAATCCCATAAATCGTCTTCTCTCTTCTCTTCGGCGTTTCTATTTTCTTCTTCGGTGAAAGTTTCTTCCTCGACCTCCTCCCACTCTTCGCCTGTGATATTGTTTTTGAAATAAGTTATCTTGTTCATTTTAGTTTTTTTTAAAAAATGCACCGTTAATAATTTTGTTATAAGCCTCGTCAGTCGTCAAAATGATTCCCTGCTTTTTGTATTTCAATTTCATTAAATCAAGCATATGTTCGGAAACTCCATTTTTGTCTTCCTTGTTCCAGATTTTCATCGCTTCGATTTCGATACCTCTTTCTACCTTTGAATTAAAAGTTTCTTGTGTCATGTTTTTAATAGGCTCGAGTGTCTTAAGTGTTTCTCTGCCTATGTAAACAGTATATACTATACATTAAATATTGCAAGTACTTTTTATGTATATCAAAATGACCACCTGTGGATATCTTTTTGACGGCTCTATATAGCAATATTCTAGCCACACAAAAATATTTCTTCAAATTTCCTTCACTTTTATGCACGAAAAAAAGATAGATAAGTATATTTTTTCGTTATATATAATTTTGCATAAAAAGCGCTACTATATTTTTATTTAAATCTATGGTATAATCAAAAAGAGGAATAGCTTTGTGGATATACAAGCGATACCACACAACTCCCCGATTTTATACTCAAAAGCAAGCTAGCTACTTTTTACATATGTCAATTCTAGGTTTGCATATAAGAGACTCTCATCGTTAAGGCGATTTCCGTTCAATTCGGAAATGAGAGCAATTTTTAAAAAAAATGAACATAGAAAAAATAAAACCATACGAGAAAAACGCAAAAAAACATCCTAAAAAACAAGTGGAACAAGTTGCTAATTCCATAAAAGAATTTGGATTTAATCAACCAATCGTATTAGACAAAAAAAATGTTATCATCGTCGGACATGGTAGATATGAAGCCAGTAAACTTCTCGGACTCGTAGACGTTCCGACTATAACGGTAGACCTTAATGAAGAACAAGCTAAAGCCTACCGTCTCGCAGATAATAAACTCAACGAGAGTGAATGGGATATGGGATTGGTGATAAATGAACTTAAGGGGCTTAATGATGAGATGCTTGAATTGACTGGATTCGATAAGGATTTGATATTAGAACCCCGCGATAAAGATGACGAAGTACCACCCGTGCCAGAAATACCAAAGAGTAAGATTGGAGATTTGTATATCTTAGGAAAACACCGCGTACTTTGTGGTGATAGTACGAAGTCCGAAGACGTGGAAAAGCTTTGTTTCGGAAACAGGGCTCAAATGTGTTTTACTGATCCTCCATACAATATAGATTACCAAGGTGGAATGAGTAGTCATTCACAGAATAAACGAGAGGGAATACAGAATGATAAGATGACAAGAAGTGCCTTTGCTGATTTTCTTACTGATGCCATGAAACACATTGTTTCTAATACAGATGGTGGAATATATGTGTGTATGTCTTCAAGCGAATTGGATGCCTTGCGTGGAGCTTTTGAAAGGGCAAATGGACATTGGCAATCTTTTATTGTTTGGGTAAAAAATAACTTCACTTTGAGTCGAGCAGACTATCAGAATACATATGAGCCAATACTTTATGGATGGAGAGATGGTATCGTAAATCACTATTTTACTCAAAGGAGGGATATTGCAAATGTATGGGAAGACCTGCGAGAAATAAAGACTGAATATGATGGTACGTATACAACAATAACATTCTCTGGTTTTAAGGTAAAAATAGCTGGGAAAATAGAAAAAGGAGAAGTGATAAAGAAGAAACAACATACGGACATATGGAGATATGATAAGCCTACAGTCAGCGCTCTTCATCCAACGATGAAACCTGTTGCACTTGTTTGTGAGGCGATAAGTAATTCAAGTAATGAAGGAGATATTGTATTGGATACATTTGGTGGGGGGGGGCAGTACACTTATAGCTTCTGAGAAGATGAATAGAATATGTTATACACAAGAGTTAGACCCAAAGTTTATAGATGTAATTGTCCAGCGATGGATAGATTACACCGAAAACGAAAAAATCATTAAAAATGGTGAAGAAATAATATGGAAGAAAAGCAAATAATCAAAAAACCAAAGACATTAAAGCAAATTCAGCAATTTGAAAATTTCAGAAATAAAGGAGCGTTAACAGCGGGAAGAAAGTTTTTTGACGGAAAAGACGTAAAAACCATTTTAGCGAAATTGGAAGAAGCGGTTGCTCTTGACTCAAGTCTTCCTGAATGTTTATTCTGGGCAGATATTTCTCAGGATTCATATTATCGTTATTTGCACGCTCATCCTGATTTCGCCGAAAGATTAGATAAACTCAGACAAATTCCTATATTAAAGGCACGCCAGGCGATTATTAAAAATTTAGATGACCCTAATATAGCAAAATGGTATCTCGAGAAAAAACGTAAAGCAGAATTTGGAAAAGAAGAAGAAAATAGTGGAAGTCTTATGGAAAGACATTTTGAAGCATTTCTCGAACAAGGACACTTAGAAGTTAATGAAAGAGTATCAAAATTAATCACCTCAAAAAATGAAACACAAGACGAGTGATATTTTTGAAATATGTAAAAATGATTTCAGTGCTTTTGTAGAAGTGATTATTGGAATGAAGAATGAACCATTCCATAATGAGATAGATGGAGCGTTATCTAACGAGGAATACAGAAAGATAGCAATTTCTTTCGCAAGGGGACATGGGAAAAGTTCCCACCTCTCAATAATGTTTCCTCTCTGGCTACTAGCCAAAAATCACAATCTTCGTATTCTTTTAATATCCGCAGCATCTTCAATTTCTGAATCATTTCTTTCAGAGATAATGGGACACATAGAGAAGAACGAACTTTATAAAGCCTTTGCTAAATATTGCGACCCCACACATCAGGGAATAAAACCACAACTTCGTACAATAAGAAAAGCTACGCAAGATTGGAGTGGAAAATCTATCACTATCAACCGCGAAGATTTAAATCTCAAAGACCCAACCATTCACGCCCTCGGAGTGTTTGGAGCCATTCTTTCTAAACGCGCAGACGTTATAATTTGCGACGACATAGTTAATCAAGAAAATAGTGCGACCGAAGATCAACGTAAGAAAGTTATAGATTGGATATATACAACAATTATGCCGGTACTCGTTCCAGGTGGACGCTTTCTTTATCTTGGAAACACTTGGCATCAGGACGACCTTGTAGCAAAACTTCTCAAAGATCCTTTGTTTGATTTTAGAAAGAAGATGCCTGCAATAGTACACGAATCAAATCATCTAGAACTCTGGAACGAGTGGACTCAAATCAATCTCGACGAATCGATGACGACTGAACAACGAAAAGAAAAATCCGAACAATATTACCAACAGAACAAGAAACTTATGGATGAGGGCCTACAAATACTCTGGCCCTCCAGATTTTCTTATAAAGAATTATTCTTAATGAGAATTAGTAATTCATATGCCTTCGCTCGCATGTATCAATGTGATCCGAGTGATAGACCAGATCAGAAATTTAAAGAAGAATGGATTGAAAGAGCTATAAAGAAAGGAGAGTTATTAAAACTTCAAGACGAATCAAGGCAAGAATTTGATACCGAAATAACTACTGAAGGATTAGACTTAGCAATCTCTCTTAATGATAATGCAGATGATACATGTAAACTAACGCTGGATAGAGTTAAATATGGAAACGAATTATATAAAACAGGAGACTATATCATTAGGCAAATAAAGAGAGGTAAGATGACTCCTAACGAAACGCGTATGATGGTAAAGATTGATAACGGAATTATTCGACCAGCAGGAATTAGAGTTGAGTCGGTTGCTTACCAAGAGTCAATGCTCCGAGATATCGAAGATATGGGAATACCTGTTCACGGATACCACACAGGAGGAGAGAAGCACGATTCTGATATTGGAGTAAATAGCCTCGCCATATTAGCTGAGATAGGGAAATTGATTATTCCTTACAATCAACAAGACCCGAGAACAATAACCATTTGCTCTAAACTTATTAATGAGATGAGAGCATTTCCCGACGGACACACAGGAGACTCTTTAATGGCATTATGGTTTGCTTTCTCCGAGATGAGAGACTTAGGAGGAAAGCAATTAATTTTTTCTAAGCCTGTATACAAACCCGAACCAGATTTAAAAAATAAAACATTTGTTCTCGCAGAAGAAAAGAAGGCCGACTTAGCCGTATCGGATCAATCAATAGAACAAAGGGCTTCGTTTAATAAATTAATGAGAGGAAGATTTAAACACTAGTTGTTTTTTTACTCAAAGTATGGTATGATAAACGTATCATTATTAATTAATAAAAATAAAAATATGATGCAGTTTTTTAGAAGAAGCCCTTTTATAAGCATGTTCTGTGCTTTTTGTTTAGCGATAGGTATTTGTAGCGGAAATTTTATAAGCGGACTAATGTTGGTATTCATAGTACTTCTTTATTTTTTACCGACAATACACGCAAGAGATACAAATAGAAAAAATCAACAAGCAATACTCATCTTAAATTTTTTCCTTGGATGGACTTTGATAGGATGGGTTATCGCACTAATGTGGTCTTACTCAGAATAAAATAAATAAAAAATGAAACTATCACTCGTTGTACCTCTTCTTAATCAACACGAATTAACTCGTGCGTGCTTCAATCGCATTAAAGAAAATGCTATTGAAGAAGTAGAATATATTTTTATTGATAACGGCTCTGACGTTCCGTTTGAAATGAAAGGAGTGAAAGTAATCAGGAACGAAAAAGGAACAGGAGTTTATCCTACCTTCAAACAAGGCTTCGATGTCGCAACCGGCGATGTCGTAGCTTTTTTGCATTCCGACGTAGTGATATGGGAAAAGGGTTGGGATAAAAGAATAGTAGAAGAATTTGAGAAAGATAGAAATTTAGGAATGATTGGATTCGTAGGTTCGAGTGAGATTGATTATATGGGAGGAAGAGGACTTGGTACGGCAAGTAATTTTATGGGAAGAACTCTCGATAAGTGGACAGGCTCGCCAGCAGAAGTTCACGGAAAAAGAATTACTAATGCAATGCCTTCTTGTGTAGTCGATGGATGTGTAATGATTATAAGAAGACAGGCATGGAATGAAATAGGAGTAAAAGGAAACTTCCCGCCACATCATTTCTACGATAGATTAATCAGCACTCAATTAATTGAAAAGAATTGGAAAATAATTACTCTTGGAATTGAATTCGATCACTTCAACGGACAGACAGTTTCGAACGAAAATAAATATCACACAATGGCAGAAGAATGGGCTAGTGCAAACAATATTCCATTCTGCGAAGGCTGGGATAATACAATCTATAAAGAAGCAGAAAGAAGATGGCTCAAAGAATATAGAGATGAGAAACATTTAATACCTATTAAAGTTTAATTATGTCGAGAGTTTTATTACCTACACCAGAAGGAGGATATCCTCATAGAGAACATAGAAGTAAAAAAGGACAAACATACAATCCGAGAAAAAAAAGTTTAATACTTCGAAAAATTAGAAAACAAAAGAAAGAAGATAAATATTTAAACAAAGAATTATGTCCAACAAATATAGAATCGCAATTGTAGCTCCTGTCCATATTCAACCAACACAACAATGGGTTGATGCTTTACTTGAAATAGAAAGACCTGATTTAAAAATCATTATCGTAGATGATAGTGATGGTAAAGTAAGACTTCCTAATTCGTGGGATATATACGACTACAAGCGACAGAAACAGGTTCTGGGAGACTTATACCCAGCCTTTGAACAATTCCACAAATCGTCTGCTTGTAAGAATTTCGGTCACTACATAGCTTGGAAAAATAAATATGATATAGTAATAGGTTTAGATAGTGATTGCATTATAGGAAAAGGCTTTGTTGAACAACACATAGAAGCACTTGAAACAAAAACTGGTATTTGGAAAAATCCATTAGAACGAAATCATAATTTATTCTCAAGAGGATATCCCTATCATCTAAGGGGCAAAAGAAATGAATTCAATTTAGGATTATGGGAAAACTGTTTAGATCTCTACGGCAAAGATCGAATGGAAAATAGAGTCTTATCTGAGGAATGTTTCATACAACAAACGACCAATCACCTCAATTCGTCAGTAATTCCTTTCTCTGGTATGAACTGGTCTATGTGGACAGAAAATATTCCGGCAATGTTATTCCTTCCGAACTTCGAAGCTTTCAGAAGACACGATGACATTTGGGGAGGATACATTTTTCAGAGAATAATGAACACTCTAAAGAAAACAGGTACATATGGTTATCCAATAGTCTACCACGATTCAATTGCAGATGCCGAGAAAGATATGGACGAAGAGATACCGATGATGGCTATGGAAAAAGATTTCATTAAAGAAGTGGATAAGATGTTTGGTATCATAGGCAGAATATCAGAAAGTAAAAGTTCTCCCAAAGAAGCATTTCATTATTTTTATAACGTAGTAAATTCATTTGGAGAAGAAGATAATTCAATCTTAAGTCAACTCTTACCAGCATTTGAATTCTGGACAAAACTTTATGCTTAGCCTTCTCATTACTACATACAATCGATATGAACATACAAAGAGGACAGTTGACTCTCTTTTAATTCATACTCCAATCGATTCTGAATATATCATCGTAGATAATAATTCAACCGAAGGAGAGCTTACCGCCTACTTATCAGATCTCTCAAATGGAGGATTTAAAGTAATAAGAAAAGAAACTAATACTGGGTGGGCTGATGCAGTAAATGAAGGCCTGAAATATTGCAGTAGCGATGACTACATTCTTATTTCTAATAATGATGTCGAATATAAAGAGGGCTGGTTTGAAAAAGCAAAACAAGCTTATGAGAAATATCCAGAAATAGGAATACTTGGAGTTTGGAAACACACAGCACATCATACAATTGAGAATAAAGGAGACCTGGAGATAAGAGATAATACTCCTGCTGTCGGTTGGTTATTAAGAAGAAAGAATTTAGAAAAGATTGGACCATTTATAGTTAATGGCCCCTGTGAAACTAAAGGGGGGAATGGAGAAGATACAACTATGTGTATTCTCACCCAGCAACAAGGCCTATGGGTTGCAAACTTACCAGAAGATATTGCCACTCATATTGATGGCTATTAATTAATATATGTACATTGACACAGACAATAAGCAATGGAATATCGTGGCAATCACCCCTTGTGGAAGAAGAGATACTTTAGAAATTCTTGCCCGATATATTTTTAGAGACATAGATAAAGGTTTAATTGATGAATGGCAATTATGGGAGAACACAAAGAAACAAGATGACATAAACTGCATTCACGAACTAGCGCAACACTCAAAAGTTTCAATTAGAACTATACCAGATGGAGACGGAAGCTGTTGGATGATACATAGATTTTATACAAATTGCATAGACGAGAATACTATTTATTTAAGATTTGACGATGACATAGTTTGGATAGGAGAGAATAGTGTTGAAGAACTTATTAAAACAAGACTTGAAAATCCGGAACCATTTTTAGTTTTTTCAAACATAATCAATAATACTCGAGCTTCTTATTATCATCAGCAAAAAGGAATATACGAACCTCATTGGGAATTGACTGACAACTGCTTAAACCCTACAGCGTGGCAAGACTTTGAGTTTGTAAAAATGATACATGACACATTTAAACGACGATATAGTTTAGAACTATATGACATAGAAAACATAACACTTCCAGACACAAGACATTTTTCAATAAATTCATTTGCGGTGTTCGGTAAAGACTTAGCTACTTTTGGGGGAGTATTCGGAACAGCAGACGAGGAAAGATTACTTAGTGAATTTAAACCAACAGAACTAAATCGACCTTGTATGATTTCGGGTAAAGCCCAGGTGGTACACTTCTCATATTATCCACAACGACCACACCTTGATACTTGTCCTGAATATTTAAATTATTATAAAGAGAGATCTAACAATTTATAAAAATGAAAAGAGTACAAATAATTATTCCCTCAATTAATCTTTGGACTAAATATACTAAAGATTGTATTGATTCAGTTTTTAATCAAAAGACAGAAAATGAATATAGAATTTTATTTATAGATAATGCGAGTACTGACGAAACTCTTATTGAAGCAGGCAAATTAGTTTCTGATAAATTCTCCCACAAAAGAAATGAAGAACGATGGAGTTTTTCTCAAAGTGTAAATCATGGAGTCAATGATGCCTGGGAAAGAGGTTATGATTACGCACTAGTATTAAATAACGATATCATTCTCCACTCACAAGCATTAGACGAATTAGTAAAAAGATTTGAATCAGCGGACGAATCAATTGGAATGGTTTCTTGTTTAGATATAAGAGGAGAAGTAGATACGGTTGGTATAGAATCTATTTCAAATAAACAAGGAGTGCCGGAAAGCGAACATCCAAACTTCTCAGCGTTTATGATAAACAAAACCTGTTGGGATAGGGTGGGAGAATTTGACGAAGTATTTCGCCCCGCTTATTGGGAAGATAACGATATCCACTATCGAATAAATCTCGCAGGGCTCAAAGCTATATGTTTACCGACAGCAATGTTTTACCACTTTGGGAGTCGAACGCAAAACGAAGCAGAAAATAGTCCTATCTGTTCATCTCCTCAATTTGAAAAAAATGCAAAATATTATTGTGATAAGTGGGGAGGATTACCTCCTAACGAAAAATTTATAAAGCCTTTTAATAGAGAAGAAAATACGTTGAAGTCTACTGAACAAAATGGTATCATAAGATAATGATAAACAAAAAATGTATAGAATGTGGAAAAGAATTATTTCGTAAACCAAAAACTTCTCGTTTAAATTTTTGTAGTGACGATTGTAGAAATTCTAATTACCGAAAAAGAAATAGAGAAAAGCTTAAAAAAGTACAATCTGAATTTTATAAAAATAATAGAGATATAGTAAGAGCCACAAAAAGAAAATGGAATAATAAAAATAAAGAATATCTTCATTCTTATTATTTAAAAAATAAAAAACATATTGAAGAAAAAGCTTCTGATATGAAATATCGAAAAGCTTTAAATAGTAGAACTCAAGCAAAAAGAATTGTTAAAAAATTGGGTTGGGAAAAGATATGTAAAATATGCGGAGAAAAAGAAAATATTAATCTTCACCATAAAGATGGTAACGCTTTAAATAACGAAATTAAAAATCTTATTTATTTGTGTAGAAAACATCATATGGAAAAACATGTAAAATTAAATAAATTAAAATAGTATGTTAGTAAAAAGGCCGTGGGGATTAATGTTGAAACTTATTCATACTCAACATTTTTGGTTAAAAATTATCAAAGTGAATAAAGGTTGCAGGACAAGTTTACAATATCATGAACAAAGAAACGAATATCATTTTGGATGGAATTATTACAAAACAATATCTCCTTTTGAAAAACATAGAATGAAAGAAGGTTTTTACGTAGAAATAGCTACGGGGAACCCGAAAGAAGACGATATTATTAGAATTGAAGATGATTATAATAGAATTTAAATACAATGAAAAAAATACTTTTAACCGGCGCGGCAGGTTTTATAGGTTCACATATGGTAGAAGAAATTCTAAAGAATACAGATTGGAATATAGTGGTAGTTGATAGACTTGATACTTCGGGAAACCTTAATCGATTAACCGATATGGATTGTTGGGAAGAAATGAAACATCGAGTAAAGTTTGTCTATCACGACCTTAAAGCAGAGATTAGTGAATACGTAGGCAATCAGATTGGAAACGAATTTGATTACATTGTTCATTTAGCGGCAGGCTCTCACGTAGACAGAAGTATCGTCGACCCCCTTTCTTTTGTTAAAGACAATGTAGTTGGTACTTGTAACATTCTGAATTTTGCAAGAACGAATTTAAAGAAAGAAGGTATCTTTGAATATTTTGGAACCGACGAAGTCTTTGGACCGGCACCAGAAGGAGTTGCTTATAAGGAATGGGATAGATTTAATCCAAACAATCCTTACGCCGCAAGTAAAGCAGGGGCAGAAAGTCTATGTGACTCATTTGCAAATACTTACCAAATGAATATCATTACTACTCATTGTATGAACGTATTTGGAGAAAGACAGCATCCTGAGAAATTTATTCCAATGGTCATTAAGAAA